CTTCGCCAAACATCATATCCGCAACAGTATCATGCAAGTCCTTGCCCTCTTGATATATTTTGATGAGTGCAGGGTCTTCGGATAGCATTGCTAGAACTCGGAGCTCTGCCTGGCTATAGTCGAGCTGGAGGAACTTCCATCCAGGGGTTGCCACAAGAAGATTTTTGATAAGCTTGTTACGCGGAATGTTTTGCATATTCGGTCCCGACGAAGATAGGCGGCCTGTTTCTGTGCCGTGCAAATTGAATGTGCAGCGAACACGGTGGTCACGGCACACAACGTCCCGCATACCCAGCGCGTAGGTCTCGAGATACTTAGAGTATTTACGGACGTCCCCGATAGCCTCAATAAAATCCTTTGCGTCAGGATTGTCAATTTTACCGCTCTCCACTTCTGCTAGTAGCGTTGCTAGCATTGTCGCATCTGTTGAGGGCACGGGGTAGCCCAGAAGCTCTTGTAGCATCCATTTGAGCTGTTTAGGAGAGGTAGGCTTAAACTTATCGCTGGCGCTCTTTGCACCAGTCATTTGCTTATACAGCTCAGGGTTCCAAATGTGTTCAGCCACTGCATCTAGTCTGGCTTGAGCCTCGCTAATTCTCTGTTCCAAATCATACTCTAACTCTTCAAGGTACTCAACATCAAGCCTCTGACCGTTCAGCTCAATCTGCATATACACATTAGAAGCTCTAATAAGCTGGCTGTAGATGAACTCCGAGCCCGGACGAGCCAGTTTGTTAAAAACATCGTGTAGTCGGTATGTTGCGATGCAGTCTCTCTGCATGTACGGAATCAGAGTTTCAATGGGGACATCATCATACATAAACTCCTTGAGGGGCTTCTTATGTTGACGACACCACTCTCGTTTGTACTGGTCAAGCTCATCGTCCCAAGCAGGCGCCTGCAGGTATAGTTGGCCCATGTCCTTTAGATCGTGCGTGCCTTGCTTTTCGTTGATACATGCATAGTGTTGGAGCATAGTGTCCTGGTCAACTCTGGCATCTATGTCCTCCAGCCACTTAAGTCGACCGCAGTCGAACTTACCGTTCTGCCAGATGAACATGAGTTCGGGGTCTCTAAACAAGTCCTGTAACGCTTTGTGAATGCTAGGAGATTTCCAATCGCAATCGAACAGCGCAAGTGCCGTATTGTCATTTAGGCCGAAACCTACAGACAGGAGCTTGTTATCCTCCCACTCTACTCGACGAGTCTCAATATCGCAGGATACCCACGCTCTATTTGTAGCGTCGGTCCTTACAGCACCGCCTCGGCCTGTCAGCAGGTAGTGATGCGCCTGGTCAATAGCTGCTGCAACGTCGTGGCCAGTTGCCTGCTGCAAGTTTAGGTCACACGCATCCCACTTGTACATAGGGGAGGAGAAGTCCATGGTCGCGAAGGCTCTAACAGCCTCCGCGAACCGCTCCAACTCTCTCATATTGTTTCTGACTACATTGAGAGGGGGTACCATAAGAACTCTACTAGACCAGACTACCTTGTACCAAGAAACAACGTCCCTTGAAGCTTTAACCTCTCGGTCTGTTGGAAAATCTGGAGCAACCGCTCTAACAAGGTTATCAAAAGTCACACTCATTTTAATAGCTCCTTCAGTACTGTGTACCAGCACTCAAACGACAAGCGAGCCTGCAGGTCGAACACCTCTTGCTGTGTCATAGGTCTCTTCGGAACAGCCTGCTGCACTTGCTGTACAACAGGGCCGCTATCTACCTCAGGCACCATAACATGCACTACGGAGCCTACAATGCTGTATTTACCGGAGTTGATACCCTCCGCAACTCGTACCTGAGGGTCCTTACCTTTGAGCTCGGGGTACACGGTAATCAAACCAGGATGACCATTATACACCCTTGCTTCGCACTCACGGTTCAAGTATTCAAGTACTTTAGCAGGTATAATGCGGAGATATCCGTGCGCTGTAATTAAGGAGCCAGGCTCCACATTCTTGCGAGGCTCACCATTTATTTTCTGCTCCTTCATCAACCAAGCATTAATAGCTCTGGCACTCAAACGGAGAACTGTACAGTTGGTCGCCAACTCCTCAGGTATAGGCTTTTTGCTATCAGTGAGTACCACATCAGGATACCGGCCTAAGGCTTTGGAGAGTCTCGTCAACTCTCCCCCTGTCTGGGAAAATAACGCAATCCAATTTCTCCTATGCACTGCAGAACCTCCTAAACATTTTTGTGTTGGATATTACAAGACGTACCTGCTCAAAATCAGGAGCATAGTTGATGAGCTCATGGAGCTTTTGGGTCTCTTTGTCCTGCAAGCCCTTGGCATCATACGCAATGCCCTTCAGGCCATGCACTACGGGATTACTGGTATCAACTGACCGTATCCAGCTCCAGTTACCAGGTTCTAGCTTTTTCATAGAGGCGTAGTACTTCATCTCCTGTGGTAGAGCAACGCCTAACAGATGGTGTGGCTTGTACCGGTTGATGACTTTCCTACGCAGAAGCTCTTCTAGCATCCAGACACGTCCCCGAGCAAAGCTGTGCCACTTTGTAGGTGTGTTAGCATCGCCGCCAACAGGGAACAGGTCCAGCCACCAGCTAAAGTCAAAGCTAAAAGCCATCATATCGCATTCAGGCTCTAAAGCTTTGTAACACCGGATAACCTCTGACATAGACTCACCTTGCACAACGCCAATACGTTTGCCAGGTAGGTCGGGGTACTCGCTGGTAAATTGATGAAATCTGTCTATAGTTGCGGAAGCGTCTTCTAGCACATCAGGCACGATGTACCAGGTAGGCTTAAGTTTACGTACCCACCCCGCAAACATAGGACCATCTGCAGCCTCCCCCAGCTCAAAGACTGAGTTGTCCAGGATGACGTCCCTGCCCTGCGCAAGAGCTTGCACAAACAGATTGTAGTATGTGGGGTCGCTCTCAAACAGGTGCACTAGAGCATAATCTCCATCTGTGTAAGTCTGCATCACCTTAAACAGGCTCTTTGGAGCCTCATGATATGTTTTAATCATTCTTGCACCTCTCGCTCCAGCTTTTTAATGAGCCGGTTTAAGTACCAAGCTGCCTTCTGCAAGTCCTCCAGACCATTCTTAGTGCGCTCTCGAGTGATGTACTTCAGCACCTGCCCTTTGATGTAACCTCTGTACTCCTCGTCAGTAAGCTGGTCCTCCATGATTCGAATGACCTCAATCTTGCCTGTGTTGTAATGCTTCGGGTGAAACACGTTTGCGTTTTTTGCCATAACTAAAACCCCTCCAATGTTAGTTGTGCACTATCTTGACCGAAAGGTCCGTATCGCTTAGCAAGTTTTGCTTCGTTGTACTTAAACACTTCGTCCAGTTCGATGCCCTTAGCCCGAGCTGTCACAATTAGGTACCAAAGAACATCACCAAGCTCATCAAGCCATCGCTCTCTCTCGATAGGCTTTTCCTGGTAAACCTCCCTCTTCAACAGACCAGCGACCTCACCGGCTTCCTCTGTAAGACCGCACACAGCATGTTGTAATGCTTTATCGTCTGTCAGGTCTTGAAGTGTAGAACGCTCGAGTTGAATCTCGATAGATTGATGAAGCTCTTCCAGGGTGAATGATACGCCATTACTTGGTAGAGTTGGCATTGCGTTCAGCCTCCCTTCTTGCTTTTAGATACTCCTTCAGTTCGGGAGTAGCTCTCCAAGAGTTGGAACCGCAGGCCTTTACCGCTCCTGCAACCAGAAACTCCTTAAACATATCGTACATGAAGTACCGGTCCACACCCAGAATTTCTCGCGCCATCTTGAGACTGATAGTGCCAGCATCCATGAAGGCTTCAAGTTTTGGGTAGCGCTCCAACCACTTGTCCATAACTTTTGTATCCATTATTACACCTCCATTTGTTTTGCGATTTCCATCAGAAGCTTATCAGGCACATAACTAGCCCCAGCTCCTGGTCTTAACAGGCCTCTTGTAATTAGGTCCGACATAATCTTTGAGCTGTCTGCTCGGTCTATGCCAAGAATCTCTTGGAACTGATATCCCTTAAAGGATGTTGCTGTTAGTAGAGACTTGATTGCCGGATGCGCTGTAACAAGCAACCTAACAAAGTCAAGGTTCTCTGCTTTCTTAGCTTGGGCTCTCTTGTACTCTCGAATATAGTCTCCATAGCCAAAAGAGCTCTTATTGAGTGTTGCTGTCAGGAACTCTCG